AACAAAATCCATATCTAACTTAAACCCTCCGAGTCACGCTGTAAAATCTACAATATGACCTTTAAATGCTGATTTGGAGGCGTGAATAAACCTCCCCTGAGCTATTTTCAGCCCTCTGAGCATACTTAACTCATTCCGTGAGTAGTAGACATCAGAATCAACGCAGTGAATCCAAATACGGTGCTTTCTGACATTCTCACCAAAAAACTCTGAATACTCACTCAGAGTTTTCCCATAAATCAATTCATCTTTCACTTTATTCAACCCAGTCGCGTTCACAAACTCAGAATCACCACTTCTAATCTCTATCCAAAACATTTTCATACATCCTATCGATTATATGTTAAACCGTACCATAGTGTACCATAGGGGATCCGACATTGTTTACTATTATTTTTATTTTTACCTTCATTTCGTTACACCACCTCTATTTCGTTACACATATATATTTATTATAACTATTTATAGTAAAGTACTATGGTACACTATGGGATTGGAATATAACCTTACGTACATAACGACTCCATTACCCACCATAAATTTTTTTCACTATGGTTTTCACTATTGTTCACTATGGTCCTATTAATTTTCACTATTGCTTTTTATATTAACAATGTACAACTCGTTGAACAAACTTTCAATTGATATCATGTCCGTACCATACTAGTTACCAATAGCGGGCATTTTTTTAACATTTACATAAATCAAATTTTATGTATGCCACTTATAATCCAAGTACGTGAACTTCGATGCCCAATTCTAACAGACTTACAATAAGGAAAATGCTGGTACACTTCTTTAAATAAATTAGGAGCACTGAATGGTTTAAACCCATTCTTAGAGCAATATTCTTTGTAATCATCATACATGCTGTCTTTCTCAACACTTTGACCCGGACATTCCTCATAATTATCAACCAAGAATGGAATTATAGGGTTATTTGAGTTCTTATATTCATCAAGCTCACTATCTGAGCTTATCGCCTTCGTGAATTTATTATTACCAAACAACCTACCGAGTCCCTCAAGTGCCCATATAAATATCCCATCTAGCTCAAGTGCCAGATTTTTTTCTAAGTCCTTGTCCTTGACACCAATTAGCGGATTTTCCATATCATAACCGATCTCATTCACATCCATAAAGCGTCGTTTGAGAGGCACAATCAAGAAACGTTCATATAGAGCAAGCGTTTTATCACGAGACTTTGGTAGGTCATTCATAGCGAACACAAGCTTACAGAACGGGTTGAACGCAATGGATTGATGATATTTTCTGCATCCATCGATTTTGTCACCTGAAACCACGGCTTTGAAGTAGCTATCTTCAAGCAAGGATTCAATAGCGGTCTCTGAACTGAAATTCACAAGTTTACCACGGATGTCAATCCTTCGAAATTCCTCATTCAGTTGCGAAATAGTCACATTAGAGTAGTATCCATTACCCAACATGCGTTGCCAAATATTGATAATTTTAGTTTTTCCATTACGTCCCTCCCCTTTGAGCAGCAATGCCTTATCAAACTTTGTAAACGGAGTGAGACTGTACCCAAAGAATTCTTGCAACACATCGATCAAGGCTTGATCCGTAGCGCCATTATCCGTAACCAAAACTTCACTCAAAAATTTGAGCCACGCTTCACATTTCGACCCAGGTTTATAATTGACGTTCATGTGATGCGAAATATAAAATTCCTTACTGTGTTTCTTGAAATCCCCTGTCTCAATATTCATAACACCATTCTTCAAACATACATGCTTTTTATCCTCGTCCATTCTTCTAGGGTGTAACATAATGCGTTTTGTTAAAAGCTTCTGTATTTCAGAAATCTGAGACGACTTGAATATTTTTGGTCCATAATCCATCACCAAATGCGTCATCTGGATGTCTTCAAGTGGGTCCCACACCTTACAATTCCACTTATAATACCCAATTTCGTTCTCAAAAACAAAATCATGAGGTATTTTTGAGACATACTTAGCAGGATTAAACTTGGGTTTCTCAACTTCCTGATCATTTTCAAAGATACAGCCATGTTCCGCCTCGAATCCTTGGATGAATTTAAGGGTTGAAGTGATGTCAAAATCTTTTGTTTCTTTTGCCATTGATACACCTCACAAAAAAAAAGGCTATAGAACCTCAGCTCTATCACCAATAAATTAAATTTATTTTAGAATTCAACATCCTCCTGATCGTCAACCTTGATATTTTTGGGTTTGAAGCGATTGAACCATTCTGTGCATTTGATTATTTCTTCCGGGGTTGAGTTTTCATCTCTAAGAACATCTAGCACAAAAAACGTGCCCTTGTCATTGGATGTTTTCTTTGAAATGAGGCAATATTTTCGGTTCCAGATGTCACCCCCAATGAACTGCAACAGTGTAGTCAGTTTCTTCCCAGATTTAAAGGACGAGTTAGAGAATGAGATCACCACAGGCATATCCACTCCATCAAAATAGCTGAAGTAATTCAAGAAGCGTGTTGCGAGCGGCTTTTCTCCATGAGGTCCGAACGTAGACTCCTCAACGACCTTTGGATCGTTTGGATCTGTCGACCTCCATATAACACTGTTCGCCTCGAAGTCATTATCGAAACCGTAATCATTCTTGTTTCGCGGATTGAACCTAATCCAATTTGTGAACTTGAATATCGGGGAAAAATGTTCCGGCAAGATATCGCCAGTTAAAGTATTGATGATCTGCCCAGGCTTGAGTCCTGAGTTTTCCTCAATCTCAGGTGAGAGGGCTTGCATTAGCTTCGCTCTCGGAAAGAGAAGTTCCTCCATGGTGGTGCCTTCTTCAAGCCCACGACCTTGGACCTGAGTTGATGGTAGAGACGGTTCCTTTACTTCTAGCACTTTTGTTTTTGATTGGTTGGTCATGTTCCTTTTCCTTTTGGGTAAACTCTTAGGTTTGGTTTTAAGTAATAAGTAATGAATTCTGGAAATTCAAGCCCCGCTTCTATTTGACTAGTCACGTAAGACGACAACGTCCCCTTGTGAATTGTTTCCTTGATAATTGATTCAAGCTTTTGATCTCTAAAATACTGAAATACCTCTGGCTCTTTTTGTTTCAGATAGTTCGCGTATAATGTAGGTTTCCCCAATGTGGCGTGACCCAATCCATCATATTTCGCTGTTGATTCTTTTTCATAATCGGTTAAATGTTCTATCAAACGTGCCTGTGTTTTTTGGACAGTCGTCTCGGCTATGGTCTTAGCTGCCGTAGCAATCTTGAGAGTTTCTTTCGCAATCATGAAATCCTCTAACAATTGCCGTTCTTTCAACTTTTCTAAAACACTCATAATTTGTGAGTCCCCTTAACTTTTCGTTCTTCACGTTCTTTTGTTCTGAATAGTAAAGTTTCTAAAGCCAATTTGAAGAAACTTTCGCTTCCCATTTTAACGTTCATTTCACCAGGTTGATTATCAACTATCATCGTTGGTGCATAGCCTTCATCTAGATAAACTAAGTAATCTACAAGCTCGCCTTTAGTTTTGAAAGGTGGCGTAACCGGTGTGCCTTTACTGACTGTTTCGTAAACTTGAAACCAATTTTCTAAAGCATCTTTATTGTAAAAAGAATAATACTCAGGGTCCGGTAAAGGATTATTTTCTAGAAAAAGTTTAAAGTAATCTTTTGGATATTTTAAAAAAACTAGATAATGCTTCATCCAAGTTTGCATTTCATCATGAAAATTTTCTTCATGCTTTGGAATGTAATTCCCTGATTTTATAGGATGTTCATAATTTGGTGGCACTCTTCTTATTTCTATTCCCATTTTACTTTCCCTCGTATAGCTTAATTTCTTTTGTCACCTGTTCCTTACAAACATCACAATAATATCTAATCATTTATTTCTCCTTCGCACCTGTTAATTTTTCCATCAAATCCCGTGCTTGTTCAACGCTAGTAATGACCCATGCCGCACCTCCTTTCATATTGATTTGGTCAATGAAATGTTGTTGTAATTTTGTAGCGGTGTTCCTGCCGACTTTGAGTTCAAACCCAAAGAAGATCCCTTTCGGAGGGATGATCCCAATGATGTCGGCAATGCCAGCGGTGTATCTGTCTGAAGATTTCCAGAAGTAAAGTTTCGGAAAATCATCACGCAGCATTTTAATGACACGTCTCTTGAGGTTTCTTTCAAGCAGCAGCGATGAACTCATTTAATATCTCCTGTGCGTTGTGTTTGCGTTCCAAAATCTTGAGGATTATTTCGTCTATGCTGTCTTTCACAATGAGGTGAATGTAATTTGTGGATTTAGTTTGTCCGATCCGGTGAGTTCTACCCTTGCTCTGAAAGTAAAGCTCATAGCTGTATGTCAGCGAGTAGAAAATCTGGTAATGACAATTAATGAATGTCAGCCCATGCCCAGCTGACGCTGGGTTCGCCACGAAGTATTGACACCGACCACTTTTGAAGTCATTGATTGATTTCTGCTTATCATCGTCACCCATCTTCCCGATGTAAAAACAAGCTTTCTCACCGAGTAACTCTCTCAGGTCCGATGCTTCTTTTCGGAAGTTGACCCAAATGATCGTTTGCTTCGGTCCGAGTTCCCCAAGCAATTGCTTGGTTTCTATCAGCTTTGCGTTTGGTAAGGTAACTATTTCACCGCTCTCATCGAAGGCAAATCCACTTGTTATCTCCCTCAATTTCAGGATCTTCGTGAGTGCGATGGTTGCGGTTACTGTTGATCCGCCTATGTAGGCTATCGCATGCGCCCTGAATTCATTGTAAATCTTTCGCTGTTCTGGACCAATCTCGATTGATCTGTAGGTGTTTATTGTTTCCGGCATGTTCAGACATTCGTCAATTTTTGCAACGTACGCACACTCCTTGAGTTGTTGAGTCAATGGAGCATCTGGATTAAGTTTCAACTTGTAGCCCTGCCTGTATAATTGAGTGAGCATTCCTCTGTTAATCCCGAGCGGTGATACCTTCCCTCTATCTTGGTGCTCTAGGGTGAAATAATTCGCTCTGAAATGGAAATGGGTCATTCCGATTATCTTTTCATCTAGAAACTGCAACTGAGAATAATACTCAAGCTCGTTGTTTGGTGCTGGCGTCGCAGATAGTATGATGCGGTATGTGAAAACGTCACGTAGGCCAACAATGACCATCGTGATTTTAGACCGTTGATTTTTGAGTTTACTACTCTCGTCGAGCACACACAGAGTTTCATTTTCCATTGTGATTTCCTTCAAGAACTTCATGTTCACAGCATTGTGCAACATTTCATAATTAAATATGAAGATATCAGCGTTCCGTTTTCTTTTGTGTTCACGCATATTCTGAACTGAAAGATTCGGGAAAAACTTTGCAGCGTCCTTGATCCATGCCTCCTCAATTAGAGCGATAGGACAAATCACAATCATCTTCGCATTGACAGTGCTCCGCAAGTGATTAAAGGCCTTCAGGGCGATGACGGTCTTCCCTAAGCCCATGTCCATGAATAGTGCACCATTGAAATCTCTGCGTTCTAGAAAATCATACGCTGTGATTTGATGAGGGTAGAGTTCCATTTAAAAAAACCTCTGGCACTGCTTGAGATGATTAGTCTTTAGAATAGGCAGAAACAGGACAGCATGTCAATATAATGATATCATATCAAGAAAATGTGAGACAGGGCCAGATTCGGACTGGCTTTGCAGACTCGGCTTAACCTGCTTGGAGGCCGTTACAAAGGATTTTCTATCTACCTTCCGGTAACGATAAATCGGGCCTATGCGTTCCCACCACACCGCCTGTCTCATATAACCTCCTTAAAAGTAGAACAAGGCACTGGTGTGCAATAGCGGCAGGCGATTTCTTTGTGGGACTCAAACCTCTCCCTGCTCGTCCGCTTAATCTACTATCAGGGTACCACCCCACTTGTTTTATTTCTTTTTCATGACATAATTCAGCATGTGTTCCAAGTGTAGGAACTTCATGTCGTGTCCATTTTTTTTGGCAGCGAGCTTGAAGGCTTCACCTAACTTCTGTTCGTCTTTTGTCATAAACTTGATGACCATTATTTTCATAATTATTCCTTTTTTATAGTTCATCATAGATCACACTGATTGGTTTTGTCAATCTTTAGTTATTATATTGACATGATATCAGTATCATACTAAATTACATCATGATTAGTCTTGAACACACAAACAAAATGCAGGATAGAGCATGAATGAAAGGCCTGACCTAGTTGATGTTGAGATAGATTTCACACTCACCATAAAAGCCAACATGGAAACTCGTGACACTGTTTACATTGATGACTTCTCAATCGCACTCACTGACCAGAGTGGTGAAGAGATTTCTTTTGGGGATCATGAATTGCCAGACTTCATTCAAGAATGGGTAAACGAAAAATTAATGGAAACCTACAACGAACAAATAATATCGGATGATAACTGAAGACTAACCCTTAATCCCCGCTGGAAAATGACACTACAAAAATCAAAACTAATATTAACACCTATGTTGTTGATATGGTTTACACCAGTGGGGGTTACTTAAGGAGGGATGATGAACAAATCTGAAAACGAGAAAATGAAACTGTGTATAGCTTATAATAGTAAAAGCAAGAATATAAAAAGAAGATGGAGGAAGTAGCGATGAAAAAAGTTGATAAACCAGAATTCAAAGAGATGGGAGCAGGGGGAGAGAAGAAAAACAAAATTAAATCAATTTCAACTGATTATGAAGATGATGATTATGTAGAAGAAGATGGTTGTGCTATATTTATTTTTTATTTTTTTCTTTATTTTTTTCTTATTTTAAGAGTCGGATTATATCTTCTAGTGTTTATTGTTTTAATTATAATATTAATTCTTTTAAATGCATATTTGATTGCAGGTTGGAGTTAGGATAACCTCTCCCATTTCTTCTTATAACGAATCCAACCAAATGCCCTGACCCCAAGATAATATACCTTTGAAAGAATCGGATAACCCAACCCTTTGAGCATGCACTTGAACAACCTGTCGGCTTCTTTCCTGCTCACCACTCCTGTTGAATACAGATAATCATGCATCACACAAGCTGGGTTCTTAACCACATTCAATGGAAGGTCAGGAACCAGAGTGCAACCATCGGACTTTTCATAATACCCATCTTCACAGGCTTCTTTGAAATACTTGAAACAATCTTTGTCTATATTCTTCTTCCGGCAGTGGCCTAAAATATAAGATTCTTCTATTGTTATTGTCATGATTCAGTCAATGTTTTTTTGAAATAGGAACCAATCGCAGAGGCCAGTATGTCCCATGCTTTAGGAGGGGTGTCTAATGACTTTGCTATTTTATTGAACAGGGTTGCAGTGGCCGGAGAGCGTTGCACTTTATTCAATGCGATAGCAGTCAAGAACAGAGGATTGAATATGGTCCCACTAGCTAGACTGCCGCCTAAAAATATTGTATCGATTAAACCGAACGCTACATTCTTTGAGTTCTTCGCCATCTTATCCTGTAGGGCTTGCCTAACAGGAATTAAAGTACTTATTCTTTTTCTTAAGGCATTCAACTCTGAGCCACTAGTGACTGTATTTTCAAGCAAATCTTTGGACTCACCCCAAATCATCTTTGCAACTTTTTTCTTTGCTGATTCCGATGTGCTGTCTCCAAATTTGAATGTAGCACCTTCTCCATAACTGGCTCTAATATCATCGAGGTCCATTATATTTATTTTTGAAGGACCACTCCCCACTACGGCGGCATTGGAGTTGACAGTAGAGAATCTCTTTTTTATATTTTCAACTGCTGTGTTCATAGACCTCTCAATCACTCCAGCTTCAGAAACATTGTTCTTTGATAAACTTTGTCCCTTCTTTATAATTGAAGAAATGAGATCGTCTAGGCTCGCTTGTGGTTGCCCTTCCAGTAATGGTCTTGCTTGGTCTTTGAGCTGCTTCGTCTTATTGAGAGTGTTATTGAACATATCTCCAATAGAGCGTCCTCCAAGATCTTCATCGAAAATGGTATCAACTTTAAATCCTTCTTTTCTCAATTTGTCCGTTGCTCCTATCGCAGTTGAAAACACTTTCTTTGCGATCGGTTTTGAGAATGATGCTAACTTTGATATAGTCTGAGTCGCAACAGGGAACACGGCAGAAATTATTGACACCGCCTTCACGTTGTCATCAATCTCAGCCCTTTGTGCAGCACTGACTGTTCCGGCTGCCAACCCTTCAAGTATCGGTCTCACACCAATGTTCTTCCCGAATGTCAACAGCTTGCCAACTTTCCCAAGCTTGTCGATTGACGCCATGGCTCTATTCACTCCACCACTGGCCCCAATAAATTGCATGATGTCTGTACCTGTCTTGAATGCAGACTGCACTTTACCTTGCGGTTTTAAAATGTCTTCAAACGTTTCTAGTGCTGCGGCTGGTTCATCCAGAGACAGGCCTTCTCTCACGGAACCTTCAGGAACAACGGCCTGCAAACCACGTCTGCCAAGTTCCCCAGCTCCTAACCCTGTCTTTGCAAAACTCTGAAAGACCCCTCCGATAGCAGCGCCAAATGGATCTGTACCAAATCCGAAAGATTCTAATAATGTTTTTAATTTGCTAGGTTTCGTTCTCCTAGCGGTTTCTATCGTGGCCTGTCCACGTTCCAATCCTTCAGGTGAGATGTTTCCAGTTGCTTTCAGTCCAAGTAATTTCTGTAATGCACTAGGTTGTTGTACTTCTGTTTGTGATATAGTACCTGAACCAAGTTGAGTCGGTGTTTCAATATCAGAAAAGCTCACACCCTCAATGGAGTTACCTCTATTGATAAATGAAGTCAGAACGTCCTTACTGGATAAGTGAGTTGGTTTCCTGGATAAGACATCTCTAAACTGATCTCTGGTCAATACAGGCATGCTAGAATCCTTCGCTACTTAGAAAATCATCCGCTGTTGTTGTTTGTTGCCCTGGTTGTTCAAACTGTGAGAACTTAGTCTCACCTATTTGAATGGCTGGAGTTGACAGTACCTCTCTCTGAAGGTCAATGATCTCCTGCTCTTCTTTTGAAGATAATAAATTAGGGTCGTTAAATGCATCGTTGAATCTCTGCTTCTCATCAAAGGTGAGTGAGACTTGCTCAATTTGTCTGCCGTCCGGCAACATTCTTTTCCCAGAAGAGGCTCTTGATTTGAGCAATCCGAGATCAATCCCGGCAACTTCAAGGGCTTTCGATAATCTAAGCGCATTTGAAAGAGACTGTTTTATTTTTTGAATAGCTCCCGCTTCAGTGTCGGTTCCTGAAATCAAAGTGGATTCAATACGCTCTATAATTCCCTCGATCACTCTATTTTGTCCGGTCAGGATGCTGTTCAAAGCAAGGACGGTCTCTGTGACTTGGCCAGGGAAAGCCGCTGATCTAGGTGCAATATTCACAAATCCTCCAAACAACTTATCTGCGAATTGAGCCGCTCCACCAAGGGCTGCCCCAGGGAACCCACTGAATCCACCTTGCTCTTCTAGTTTGCCTTTGAATTGAGCAACCAACTGCTTAAATTGACTCACTGTTTTTTTGAAGTTTGTATCTGCCTTGAGTTGTTCTTTGAGTGCCATTGTTCTAGTGGCAGCGGTTTGTTTGACATCTTTATCAACTCTCCTAGCCGCCCTCAACATGTCGTTGGCTTCATCTTGCGTTATATCATCTGGGATCACGACATCTGGATCAGTCTCATTAATTTTGTCCAGTGTGTCGTCAAGCTTGTTTCTTCTGTCTCTGAGAACTTTCCTACCTTCTTTGTCCAGTGTGGCGATACGCTGTTCCACCCTGCTTTTTTCTTTTTTTAATTCTTTAGCCTCCTCTTTAAAGTTGTCAGAGAATTCTGGGGCGAAAGAACTCAGCGCTGCATTTTTTGTAGCTGTTGCAATCTGTTGATTTATTGCCTCTATATTTCTACGCTGTTCCCTGATCAATCCACCGATTTGTGAAAATTCAATATCTTCCGTAATATTACTTGGCGTGCCTCTGTCGAGAGTTTTTAACTCTTGGTTTCTCCGTGGGTTTTGTCCGGCCCCTCTAAACAGAGACGAACCAAAACCTCCTTGTCCTGTACCTGGAATGCCAGGCAGACCTGAGCCACCACTAATCAACTCTTGGATTCGTTGAGCTTTCTGAGCCTCACGTCTGTCTTTCATGTCGAGGATGCCTTCTTCCAATTGGAGTCGGTTCCTCAAGTCTTCTTTTTTATTTCTGCTCGTAAGAAATTGCTTTGAGCCACCATCTACGGCACCACCTAAAAAATCTAATAAGTTAGAGGCCATTAGTTCAACCCCCCAAACCCACTTGCAGGATTGAATGTAAACCCTGGTTGTTGATTTCTTTTAAACTGATTGAATAAATTTGTGTCAACATCTATAAGGCTCTGATTAGGATTGAATGAGGAGCCTCTAGAACTATTTTGAGCGTTTAAAAATTGATTGAAATTAAACCCTCCACCGCTACCACCGCCACCTTGATTTCCGAAGAACCCCTGAGCTCCTCCTATTACAGCCCCAGGTGGTCCGCCCGTGAGGAAGCCCACACCAGCCCCAAATAAACCAGAGCCGATTCTACTTAGAGTGGCCCTCTTCTTGTCCCTCTCCGCTTGCCTTCTGGCTTCTTCCTGAGCAATTAACTGTTGATTGAACTTCAGCACATCAAGATCAAACCCTAAATCAAATTGTCTCTTTCCTTCTTCGAAACGATGAACGTCCAAACCAAACCCAAGCGTGTTGAAGAACGAACCCGTACTGAGTCCTTGAGAGAACTGGAATATGTCTTGCCCACCTTGCAGTTGACCTTGTTGTAATTGGATTGCAATGTTCTTGAGTTCTTGCTCTCTGTCTAAACGATCCTGTTCAATTGCAATATCGAGGTCCCTTGTGAATGTAGTGAATGGGTCTTCAAATGTTCTGGCTCTCGTTTCTGCAAATACTTTGGCGGCCTCACCGCTGAATGTATTTTGAGTTTCGGAAAATATTCCTCTAGCGTTTAAGTCTTCTACACCTGCTCGTAGGCTTTCATCTAAAAAGAACCCGAACTCAGACTTCGCTCTGTCTCGGAGCCGGCCTCTTTGTTCATCACTCACAGTCGATATAGGAAATGTTCCACCTAATATTTGGTCAATGAGACTCTGAACCCGTCCTCTGTTCTCATCTAGGAAGCCTCTGTCTGCCCTGGCTTGATCTGCCAATTCTTGAAGTTGAGGAATATTCCCTATGTCTTTGAATCGATTCTTTAATGACACGCTGGTAGAACTTGATCCGCTGGTAGAACTTGATCCGCCGCCACCATCACCAAGTGGAATCAGTTTACCAGCATTGAAGAGTTGAACTTCTAGTGATCCCCTCTTCAATAACCCTCTTGCTTTTGCTTTTGCAATTGCAGACTCATCAACTCTACCATCGCCGTCTTCGTCCACGAAAAATTCAGAGGGGGATATCTTGTCAAAGAAGTTGTTTATTATTGAATCGTTAACTCCCATCTTTCAATTTCCTAATCTCGTGCTCTATAAATGCCTTTACGGCCAAATCTACTCGGTTCGTAATTTCTGCTTCATTCACTTCCTTGAAGAGATTGTGTTTTAGTTCTTTTTCATAACGTTTCATGGTCTTGTCGAGAATGGACACTACGGTCTTCTGGTGTTTCTTTGTTAGATTCTCGTCTTTAAATATAATGTCAAATTGTCCGGCGACCATTACATTGCCTTGTATTTCAACGCTTCAACCACTTCGACTAGTTCTTCAACAATTGCTCTTAACTCAGGAACGCTATTAGACAACGCAGCATCTGATTTCATTTTTCCGTAATCTTTTCCTTTGATGATAGAATCATAACAAACAATATTAGAAGGTGAATCATCCCAGTGCCTACCAGTTTTAAACAACTCTTCGGCTCTTGCTAAAATAGCTTCTCTTGCTAAATTATTATTGTCTGGCAGGCCACTTAGCGGGCAGAGTCTTCTATCTGTTCCACTAATAAGAAGCACTCTTACTTCACGCCCATCTTCACTTAGTTTATCCGATATTATTTTATCAATTGTAATCATTATGTAAAACTCCCTTTAATTTTCCACTTATAACCATAAAATTGTGCATTAAGAAATGTTCCACCACTATTCCAAGATGCTAAAAAAGTTGTGGTTCCTATATTATCTGGCCATAAAACAGAATTTCCAGGTGCGGTGTCCTGAAATTCTGCAACCGTTTCAGGATTATTAGCTGTAGTTTTTCTACCAATAAAAATCATCCCTGGAGCCGACATATCAACAGAATCCATGGTCACACCAAGCGTAATAGTTTCTGTCATAGTAGCTGATCCTGCACCCGTAAGGTAACTTGTACCTTCAATTTCATCATTTCTGAAATTAACCAACTTGACACCGGTAATGTCTGTATCCGAATCACAGAAAATAGATCCAATTAATCTGACATTGGTTCCTGACGTGCCTGGATTAGATGCACCAGGTGTGGCTTGATTTGTTTGAACATCAATCGTGAAGGTGCTTGTAGTTGTGTCGGCGACAAGGTAAACATCATTCCATTTTGAAGCAGTTAATGACGGTGTATCTGTAAGGGCTGATGTGTTTCTTCGAAGCTCACCATTGATCATTGCTGACCCTGCCCCGACAGAGAGCACTGTATCTGAATCACGTGTCAGCCAACATCCATCTAGGAAATTCTCCTGTACATCCACAAGTTTTGCATCACTTGGAGTGGCCGTGATCTTAGACATTAGGATTTCTGCACCAGCCGCTAAGTTATCCTCATCAATATTTCCATTTAAAAGCGTCTTGATTGTTGTGAAGTTGCCGTCAACCTCAGTTGCATCCCCGTCCGTTCCGTTTGTGATTGAGTTGAGTGATATGGTTCCCATTATTTTCTCCTATAGATCCGTTTCAATTCTTTTTTTGAGTAGTTGAGCTGTTATGGACCATCCAGCGATATTGACTCTTTTTCCTGAAGTTTTTGTCACAAATTTCAAAACAAGTGACTTCCCCATTTTTCTGATTCCAACAGAATAATTTTTAAACGTATCGAATGCCCATGTGAAGTTTCCCCAAACCATGGTACCCCACTGAGGTAACGATTGTGTGGTCACAGTCTTCAAAGAATCGAATGAGGGAAACTCACCCACTCCGTAATGGATCTCTAGTGGGGTACCGGAGGAGGTGCCCTTCATGAGTACAGTGACCGTGTGGAAACGTTTCAGAATGTCATGCGCGTCAAAGTCATATGCCTTGGTGATGATGGTCCCTGTGATCGTGTCGCCATCATCGGTTTGTGCGACATCATCGAATTTGTAAATGATTCCACCGTTTGAATCTGTTCTTGAATCTCCGAATTTAATCTGCCACTTACCAGTTGAGTCTACGCCTCTGCCATAACACGAAATCTCTCTCCCTTCGGTGAACGAGATCCCTTGAACAATTTCATTGTAGTTGAAGACAATTTCTCGATCATTTACGGTCTCGTCATTCCTTCGAACGGACCATCGAATTTCTTGTTTGTTTGGGTCAAAGGTTCCTGAAATCAAACCGAGTGTGTCCGTTTCTAATCCATCCCAAAAAGTTTTGATCTTCTGTTGAGACAGCTTAACCGGGATGGCTCCTATGGATGCGAAGATTGCATAGATCCCATCACGAGCAGGCCAGAACAGGGCTTCCCCGGTAGACACAATCCCGTAGTGTGAAATACATCCAACCTCAGACAGCTTGAAGAAGTCAAATTGAGACCATGCGTAACCAACCGTTCTGATTATTTTGTTTTTGAAAAATATGAAGAGGTTGTCCTTGAGTTCCCCTATGCCTGTGATCTCACCCCACTCAAAGTCCTGGATGTTTGCAGCGGGCCATGATGAACCAACTCCCAACGCAGAACCTTGTAACCTGTTTTTGTTGGCTGCGATTCCAGCCACAAGCAGGAAGTTATTGTACACGAGCAGGTACTTACCAGTTGGAGGTGAGCCGGATGTGCCCCCAAAGGAACCATCCTTAGATCTCTCTACTAGAGCGTCACTCTCATTGGCTGCGTAAACCTTGTCATGGAACAGAACGAAGTCTGTTCGCTCTGCGGTCCGTCCAGTCGCAACATCGCTTGGTGTGGACTCCAATAATTTAATCGTTGTGGAAAACGCGAAGAGGGTTTCTTGCCCTCCAGAATACTCAGCGACATACAATCCCAGAATCGCACCGCTGCCGACACTAGAGGACATTGTGTCTTTCGAAGTACCTGCTCGCATTTCAAGGTTGATTCTTTTTTCTGAACTTGGGACGTAATCAAAGTTTGTCAATTCATTCAGTTCGTTGTCTGAAATCATCTTGAAGGGTGAGAGGTCGTTCACCGTTCTATGATTGTGAAAATCCTTCTCTATGAGTTCTGTTGCCATCATGTACCTCTACTAAACGGCCAAGGAGTGATCGGACGCCTCAATTTAATTTGTTTCCAATTCTTAATGATTGAACCTTCAGGACTTCGATTGAAGTCAAGTCTTACCCAACGCCTGAATTGATCCAGCCCTTTGTTGAAGTCCCTATCACTTTTTTGAATCATCTGTCCATCATGACCAAGGTAGTCGTAAATGCGTGACTTTCCTCCTAGGATTATAAGACGCTCCCATCTAATGTAATGCTCTGTTAAAGAACGGATGTCTGAATTTGCAGTCATCTCAGCGTCAAGTGCGTAGTAGTCTAGACGACCTGTGTACGCAGCACTCGAAGGCGGTCCAATATGAATGACCCCGTCAAATTCAGAATAATAGGCTGGGCATCCATTCCCGATATCGTATAGTTTACGGATTCTCCACTCGTTCCAAGGAAGCCAGATAAGAGGATTAAAGTCTTTCCCTTCCGAATTCTGAAGTTGTATGTTTAGAATTCTGCTTTGGTCACTTGATGGAACACCAGTCAGTGCAGAGTCTCCAACAGTAGTGGTGAATGTTGTTGTCTTCTCAAGGTGTTGTGCTTTTGGGACTGTGTCATTTATTTCTGCAATCACATCATTGATTGCGTTCTTGACTTCCGTCCTCAATTCATCATCATTTCCACTAAAATGATTGAGTATTTTATTTTGTATTTCCTGAAAGCTGGACAATTTTCTTACGGCCTCTTTTGTTGTTTAAATCCAAAAGAAGGTCCGCATAGCTACGCACAACCTTTCTAGCATCGTAATGAAGTTCTACCTTCTTACGCGCATTAGATGCTATTTCAGTTCTTAACTTTATATTATCCACTAACAAAGATATTTTGTCAACCCATTCCTGTGTTGTTGAAGCGAAATATCCGTCCACCCCATCTTCCACCGTTTTTTCGTAAGGCTCTACTTTGGAACACACTGTGGGCAATTTAAGTGCAGAGTATTCTAGATACTTCAGGTTTGATTTACATCGATTGAACTGATTGTCCCAGAGTGGGGCGATAGTGATATCAACCTTCCATTTCATCATTACCTTGTGCCACTTAGAAGGGTGGTGCCAAGTCAAACGATTCTTGAATTGTTTGTGTTTCATCAACCCATCTGCACCATGGATGCAATGGAAGTGTAAGTTTGGGTATTTATCAAATAAAATCTCGAAAGCTCCCTTCACCAGTTTGAGATCCTTGCCATGGCCACCTCCTCCAGCCCATCCGACAATCACCTTCCCATCCGGTAACCTGTCTCTTCTAATGTCCCATAAATTCAGATCTATGGCATTGGGCACAACGTGAACACTGTCATGGATAGAACTAAGCTCTGATTTCAGCCATTCTGTAGACACAATAATATGGTCGGAAGCCTTTATTTGCTGATATGAAGTCTGTTCAAGTTCGCTGCCGACACCAATGAACTCTTGATTTTCATGCGTCCCACTCACTCCAAACACTGTATCATCAACCTCTGTGATGATCATGCAGTTGTGGCTGTCCGCCAAGGCCTGTACCGTTGCCAAAAAGTAAAGATTATGGATTTTTGAAATGACAACAACATCAGCCATATTAAACAATTGATTTAGATATTCAATATTCTTGTCCGGGTTCACCTCATAATCCCTTGCGTATTTGTCGTGAAGTTCCTCGTCAAAATTTGGGTAGATCGGAACAATCCCGTCAATATCACACATCAAGTTTGCAGGCTGAATCATGCGGTACCACGATATGCCAGAGTTCCCAAGATGGAGGAATAATACTTTAAGTCCTGTCTGAGAAACGAGTTCAGATGGTTTCATGTTTCCCCTTGCAAACGAAATTGTTCCACTGTGGAACGTCTGTATTGATATTATTGCGTAGACACCAACTCTTCAAATAAGGGGTGCCCTTGATTTCCACATCCTTGAAAAATATGGATAACTTCGATTCAAGCTCATCCGTTTGAAATAAGGATTGATGAAAGTCTGCGTATTTATGATGCTCTCCGCCCATGCCCCCGCCAGGGTGAGGAACTGAACCCGAAAAAACACCTCCAGGTTTCAATACTCTGTGGATTTCCTTGAGCGCATCATACGGATCATAGCAATGTTCAAGAACTTCACCCATGACTACAGCATCAAAGAATGAATCCTTGAATTCCAGGTTCTCAACATTTTGAACTCTCGCAATTATGCCGCGTAAATTTGCTCGGACAACTAATTCTCCGACCACATCAATACCGAATACGGTACATCTGTTTTTGGTTTGAAGAAGAAGACCCATTGAACCATCATTACACCCGACATCCAGGACAATGGCCCCGTCTGGAACTGCACCTCTGATTCTGTCGATGCGTAGACGATCTGGTCCATACGGGTCGAACTTACCTTTTGCATATCCTTCGCTTCTATAGTTAGATTTGTGATCATTGATTGCTTCCTCTTTACTAGCATACTTTAAGCTCTCCTCAACCTTTGTGTCCATCTAAAACCTCCTCATGTGAAACTGAATTAATTGGGAACTTGTTGATTCTCTTGATCCATTTTTTTCTTTGAATATCAAAACTCTTTTGAGCTAAAGTAAAAAACGAAGACCTCACGTCTTCAGGAACGAGTTCAATCAACTTTGTTCTATAGTCATCCTGGTTCATGTCTGGCCACGAATTGTAAAGCATTTTATCTGGAATGTTCATTGCTGCAAAACCCATGTTATAATAGGAGAGCAACTCTTTCATCGACGAGTAATTTAAGCCTGAATTTTCAAACATTTTACCAATCTCAAATGTAATGGCTCTACTTGCCATACCATAGAGCCCAATGCACAAATCAGAAAATTCCGTGTTCTCAGAACCCGCGACAAGCGCCGTGTTGTAACATGGCTTCAAATGAATGTCTGCTTTTGTCGCAGTCAATGCGTCATCAAAGCCGATCATCTTTTTGAAAAAATGTGAACTTTTATAATCCGTGTCCTTGAATATAATCGGACTGTGAACAACGTTTATGCCCTTCTCTGACAGAGCCTTGGTTGTTCCTGGTTTTACTGTGGAGTGGATGATGATGAACTTCGATTTATAATGCTGATTGTAATCCGAAACAATCATTTCAAATTTATCTGAATAAGGAATGCAAACATGCATGATCATGTTCTGTGCAAAAGCAGGTTCTACTGTGTACTCTGCTTTTTCTATATCATGTCTCAATACATTGTAAGTCTTCCATAAGGCATTCTGTACAGAACGTCCAACAGCACCTCGTGATCCCACGATGATGCACTTCTCTTTATGAATCATACAAATTCTATCTCCCTGCTGATGTTGTACTTTTTATATTTTTCTTCTTTTAATTCGTTTGCTAATATCACATTTCGATAATTAGACAACTCAGATAAATCTTTTTTGACGCACAGTATTTTCTCAATGAAACCAAATTTGTAACCTGCTCGATGAGCATCGATCATGAAGAATTCATAAAAATCTGTGTCGAATGATCCTTCATGGTATTTAATACGGCGTCGCGAATAGCTGGCAACAACATCTTTTCTATAAGCCACTGTTGGGTGACTGATCGGAGGTTTACTTTCACCATCCCAATCAACCGCATTTTGCGTGAATATGGGCTCATCAAATGGAGTGTTGATTTGAACGTGTGAATAAACAATGTCCTTATCTGGATTTTTATTGAAGTAATCTAAAACTTTCTTGGTTCTTGAATGAACATAAAAATCACCCGCATCACACACAAAAATGATGTCCCCATTTGAAATTGTGTTTGCGAAATTCCTGCAATATGCCGCCCCTTTCCTAACTGGATTTCTAACCCATCTGATTTTTTTGTTTTTAGTGTAGTGTTCCTTTAACGGAGCGATCTCGTCTGTAGAATAATCGTCAATCACAATCAATTCAAAATCTTTGTGCTTCTGGCTTAGTAAAGATTCTATTGTGTCCGCTAGGAAACTGAAACTATTGTAAACTGGAAGGACGTAACTTATTTTCATTTAGGACCCTTCGATCCTATCAACAGTTTCTTTGAGATATTTTACTTCATTTGAAAGAGCATAATGAATCCTCGGGTCCGTAAGATGATCTAATAATCTTTTTTCAACTTTAGACATGTGTTTTTCTTGTTTTTCAATTAAATCATGCATCCTGTTCATTGTTGATTGATTCAAAGTTGCCATCATACTTAAAAAACATAAAAGTATTGGAGTCAATATTCCCCAGGTTATTCCATTATCTTTTTTCATATCAGGATTCCCTTTCATCTTCTCTATTTCCTTTTACTGCGTTTTTTATTTTTTGATAAACCCAATCTATGATGGGTGTCTTCTACAGTGTGCCGTCATCTCTTGGTTAATTTAGTTCGACCTCTTTTTTTTGATTTTCCATCTGAAGACATAATTATTCTCCTCTAACGTTTCTTACGGGTTGCAATGGTACAAGTTCTTCTAATGTTCCTATTTTCTCAGTATGAACACCCGCAGTGTACGCGATATCATACATACGACTAGCAAGATCACTCATCAAATCTGAAATATTATTCATATGAATTACCAGAAAAACATTAAATATCAAAAGCCCTATCACAAGGATTAAAGTTAATTTATCAGATGTGTTTTTATCCATACCCTACAAACCATTATTCGTTTTTATAGTAGACTTCAAGCCGAAATCTGTCACAATGCCTTGAGAGATGAGAGCCTGAATCAAATCGCTTAAACTGATATCGAGAACATCGATCTCTGCTATTCTAATATCCTTATCATTCTGAATAATTTTAGCATCCTTGGAATCTTTTTCTTCCGTAGTCATTTCAACAATAGATCCGCCTTTATGCGTCAAATGTTCAATAGAAACATCTGATAAAGACTCTAAGTCTGGATTGATAATGACATCTGTCCTGGATGCATAATCCGGTGTATGAACACTCAATTTAATCTCTAAAACGTCATTGGTTGATTTATCAAAGATAACCACTGTAGCCATTATGAACCTCCTGTGAAAAATACTGGTGGAGCCGAATCAGAATTCAATCCATTGGTAACACTCCCCGTATTTGAATTAGCACTTAAATCAGGCTCAGGGGAATCTCCCCGCAACGGTGAGAACAACGCTAACCCATCTACTATACTTCCAGGTTTCCACATTGCATGGTTAATCTCTGCCACACTGATAGCCCTGTTCCACAGTTGGAGATGTGCAATTTCACCATCAAATTGTCTTATACTATCTTCTCTGACTCCGACGAAGAGATCATTTAATGCACCATTCTCAAAAGACCCTGTTGGGACGAAAGTGTCATTCACACCGACTGAAACTCCGTCTATATAAATGGTCGGATCATTGGTGATGGTATCATCATCATGGATAACACAAATATTCACCCAAGTATTTAAAGATAAAACGCTGTTGTCAGCTGTCCACCGACCATTTGTACCTGTTGCGCTTTGACGAAATTCAACTGTATCTGTAACGATAAGTAATAAACTCCAACCGTCTAAACTTTTCTTATCAAAAATTCTTCCACGACTAAATTGGCCTAGATTATCTGCATTGATCCAAGCCATGCACGTTCCGCCTCCAGCCCAGATATCATTAATGCTAGAATCACTGTCGATGGTAATTCTACGATTAGGTGTAAAATTACTAAATTCTCTACTCCCAATAGGAAAAATATTGAAAGTGAAAATGCATATTAAAATTAATGTGAATAACTTTCTCATGTTCTTGGTATCTCCACTGAAAATCCGGTCATAATAAAGTCACCCGATAAACCATCATTTGTTGCATGATCACCATCCCTACCAATGTATAAGAAAACCTCATCATTCGCCACCCAACCGAGTGTTGAAACTGTTTCAGTAATGACAAGCGTGTCTAAAGCATCCTGTGTATTGGTTAAAGTTGTGGTTCCGGTTTCTTCGGTTAACGCACCATCCCAATCCTCTGCATCGCCAACCTCATGCCATGCAACAAGCATAGCAATGTCTTGGGCCGCTGCGGTTGCTGCATATCCACGGATTCTAAACGTTACAGTTCCAGAAGTATCAACATCACTTGGAACTTTAAATTTCACCATCGTATACTCATCAGCAGTATCGTCGAAAGCAGCCCCAAGAATATCACTATTGGTTCCAGTGTCCGAACTAATCGAAGCAATGCCATCAGCCGTACCAGAAGTAGGAACTGTCACTGGTTTCTTTGGTATCGTCGATTCACCCATCCAATAATATTCTTTAACGGAATTGGTATCAGAGCCATCACCTCCACCCGAAAAAAAAGTACCCGGACCGGCATAAGAAGATGAACACAATTGAAATAGTAATAATAAAATGATTAAAACTAATTTATCTGATTTTACTATATCCATTATTAAAGCCTCATAAAATAAATAGTGAAATTTCTAATAGTTATATTTCGGGACGAGTCTTCATTGCTAAATGCAAAAGATAATTTATCACCTGAAGCAACAGTCATTATTCCACCACCACTTATTGCAGCAAATATACCTGCGTTTTTTGACTGTTCTCTTACTTTTGACCCAGTGACAATCGTAACGCCATTACATACTTGAAAATCAAACGCACCAACATACGCAGAATCAGACAAGTTGGCTTGACTGATAATATCTCCAATGGCCAATCCGTGAGTGCCTGTTGTGGCGACTATGATCTTCCCGCCTGTCCAATCAGAAATTGACGCAATAGGAAATGAAGTCCCAGCACCACCTGCATCAAATGTCCAATCTGCTATATCTCCACCAACCAATCCATTTGTATGATACGATTGGAAATCCGCTCCGGCATCCACTATCACAAAAGCATCCGTGTTGTCCTGATCATGCATTTCTGCATGGATGATTTCAGTCGTGCTTTCTTTTGCCCAAAAAGTATTCTTATGAGATGAAAATGTTACAGTCTCGTTCAATTCGAGTTCTTCACTCAAGTTGACTCCTAAACCTAAGTTGTCCCCTAAAGCAGGAAATATTTGAAGAGTGTTTGACCCGTTATTTATAACTTCGATCTTCATTCTTACAAACGCGGGTGAAAGGGTCACTACGTCATCATTGTTTGCCACGACAGATATTTCATTAATATCAGATGTTAAAGGGCCTTGTCCCTGAGTCTGAGTTGTCGATGCTGTGATCCCTGAAGTCGCACTAAAGATCATAAAGTTTCCACCTGTCAAACCATTGTTGATTATATCTGAGACTGTTCTGACTGGAATTCCATCTGATTGAATGTCATCAATAATGGTCCCGAAATTTGCAATTGAATATTCACTTGAGACACTCGGACTCACGACAAGTTTATGAAATAATAATATCAACCACTCTTTATCTACACTGGCCTTATCCACAGCGGTTGCTACATCTGAGGTTGAAGTCGTATTAAGTACTTGCATGACTCGGAGTCTGTGATAATCGGCAGGGGCAATCGTCTCTGCATAATTTGCAATAGTTCGAGCCGTTCTGAAGTATCTCTTGACTGTAGGCAAGACAATTGTTTCGTCATAAGCTCCATTTGGATATGCAAATTCCCCAGCTCCACGGATCAATCCATTATCTAATAAATAATTCTTCACCGTAATCAATTCGGATGTGACTTGGGCTTGGGTCAATGTTGTTAAATTTGTTGCGTGATGCCATGATATGTCCCAACCACTTATATCTTGTAGAGATTTCAATTGAGCCAGTGTCATATAATTTGACGTCCCAATCAAATCAGGGATTATATAGGCCGTTCCAGCAAAACCATATTCGTCCATTTTCAAACGCCCTTGATCGAACTGACTGTCCCAGCCATCATCGAAGGCAATCGTTACAGCCCCAGATTGAGGCTCAGGGACTAAGGCAATTGCGCCTAGATTTGCAGTGAGTGCGGTTTCCGCGTCATCCTTTATCCTCCACCGAAACGAATTCAATGCCGATCTATTAGGTGAACCCGTAACAACCGCTTCACCAAAACTTAAAGTGATAGGCACCCAAGTGTTATCATTTTTTATCTGAGAAAAATCATCTGATAGTTTCCAAGTGTGAAATGCAGAGGAAAGGTTATCCGATGATGCAAAAAACCAATACTCGGTTACAATACTGACATCATCAACTCTGACCCAAAGCTTGATATATTTTGAGGAAGCGTCAATGGTTGGAAAGATCGAAGTCTTTCGAGTGAATATCACATCGCCTGCGCCATCGGTTACAAGCTTGAGGGATTGCAAACCTTTAACGAAATTCACAGTGTCATCGCTTTGAGTACCCTCTGATGATTGCTTCGTCCATCCATGCCCTGACGCAAATGTGGTTACGATTGTTTCGGCAGGGTAAGCCAAGACACTCCCTCCAGGACCATCATTAGGCTGAGAATAAATACCATGGAAAAAACTACCAGATCCAGCATCTAAATGTAAACAAACTTGAAATAACAATAAAAATATTACAATAAATTTATTCATGGAAAACTAACCTTAGTTGCTATGTAAGTTGCTTCACTGCCTGGGTCCGTACTGAACCATATTTTCAATGCCTGGCCTGGTGGAACCACCAATCCAAAGTCTTCCTTGTCCCATCCTCCATTTGCCCCAAAATAGTAGGTACCTGTTATTTTAGTCAAGGTTTCGTCCGGTCCATAAGCAAAATACATGTTGCACGCATTCTGCATGGTCATGATGAAATGCTTTAAAATAATACATTGTCCTGCTGTGCCAGCCAAAATTGTTGTTGCGCCCGCCCCTGGATCTACAATTTGCCAGTCTCTATCAAAATTTCCAGCGCAAATGGACCCTACGGTTAATGCGATTATACCTACAATTAATAACAATTTATTTTTCATTTTAATTCCTCAATTTAAGCTGCGGCCTTGTTAAAATAAGTCTCCATTATTTTACTTTTTTTATCGAAAATTCTCTTTTGATTCTCAGGGTCATTTTCGGTTTTTAAAGTTTCTTCTCTTACCCTATATACAACTAACATTTTTGACAAGTGTGTGAACACCCTTCCTTTTGAAAAAAAGTTCCACAACATAGACCAATCGTCCTTATCTCTATCATTAGAATAAGGTTCTTCAAGTATGGCCTTCTTTCTGTACGCTACGGTGGAGTGGCATATTCCGAAAGTTCCCGCTGCCTTCAGTACTTTTCTATCAATCGAGTCTGCTCCAAAATGGCCCTCCTTATTGGAATAAATATGATGACCAATGAATCCAGAATAAAAAATGTCCGCTTCCAGTTTATTTTTAAATGCATCTAAAATATATCGACTGCGATCTGTAAAATTCCAATCATCAGCATCTAGAACCGCGATGATGTCTGCTTCCGCAAGTTTATTGCCTTCATTCCTAGCAATACCCTTACCCATGTTGGCTCTTAATCCAATTATTCTAACATTCTTAGGAAACTCATCCCTCAAATATCTCATGATATCCCACGTTGCATCCGTAGAACCGTCATCAACCAACACAATCTGTATTTGATCCCAGAAGTCATCCACCTTTTTCATTTTACTGTAGGATAGATGAGTCTCATAAATGCTCCTGAACGTGTCCATTAAGTTCACTTCAGCATTGTAACATGGAATCACATAAGAGATGAGTGGTTTATCCGACATCTGCAAGCACCTCAATATTTTCTGGTTTTGAATCTTCCACCTCGTTAATGGCCCTTAAAATTTCTAGTCTGTATTTTTCAGGGTCGAGTAAATCCGAATAATGATCTCTGGCTTCTTTAAGATCTCTATCAGAAATTTTTCTGATTCCTCTTTGACATTCCCGAATTGCAGTTATGACATTTTCCTTGTCTTTAATCATACTTCCCTCTTCCAATTCAACAGAGACAGGGAAATTGTTATACGGCATTTCATCGTTATTGAAGATGAACGCCCTTCCACTCAGTACCCACTCTGCGACTGATGCAGGAAAGCCGTCGTGTTTCGTGATTCTCAATATGCACGATGTCCTTGAGATAAATTCCGGCATGTCTTCCGATTTAATATCACCCATGAACCAAATGTTTTTCGGAACATTTCCTTGACGCCTTGGTTTTATACCGCCGAAGAACCGCCATTGGATATCGGGGCACGCCCTTGCAATATCAAAATAAAACGAATTCATTGGAGAATGAATTGCATGGCCTTTCGGACAATAAACCGCAACAGTGAATTCCTTTGGAAGTCTCTTTATTGAATACTTCGAAGAATCGATCGGGCAATACAGCAGCTCCGATTCCAACCCCATTTCATCCAATTCTTTCACAAGCCATGGTGCGTTTGCATAGATTTTATCCACTCTATGGGGCAACTTCTTACGAAGATAAATTCCTTCACGAACCGAACAGCCTAACAATTGCCACACATCTGTTCCAATGAAGTGAATTATTTTCTTAGCGTCCCCTGCATTCATGAACACTGAGTAAGCGCCCATAGGAGACTCAATGAAATATCCCATTGAGATGATTGCCTTGTAATTATGAGGCTTCATTAATATCTGAGGGTCCAAAAAATCAGCGTCCAAAAATTGAGCCCGTTTTAGAGACTGACTAGGAGCCCCTGTCGTTGTGACTACAATGTCCCTCGTTCCAAGTCCAACACTTTTCAACGCATGCTTGCGACACTCAATCCAATTCTTCGCAGTGTAAACTGAGATATTTGATTCCCTCTCTGAAGGCTCTGTAACGGTGCACCATTCTGGGACCATCACTCCCTTTAGCTGTAACTGGATCACAACGTTCAACCAAAAAGCCCAATCCTGCAACCCTTTTAGTGTCTCATTCCAACGTGGGCATTTTCCCAATTTAATCGGATTCATCGTTGAGATGTAGTTGTTACATGTCAGTAAATACGTATCAAATGGCATAGACGGAATAACAGAGCCATAAGACTCCCTCATAGAATAACGATAACCGCCATAGACGAAATCGCAATCAGGGTTCTCTTCAAACCCAATGAGCCAATCTCTTATAGCTCCAGGTTGAAGAACGCAATCGCAATCATAAAAAACAATGTAGTCTGATTCGTTCTGCTCTTTTACATAATCCAGTCCCGTGTTTCGGGCAGCACTCGCACCAACGTTGTTTTCTAATTCTATAAAATTAATTCGTTCATCATCTTTAAAATTCTCACGAGCAATCAAAGCCGAACCCATTTGTTTTTTTTCTTCCATACCATCATAAACAACAGTCACTTTTTTATGTGGATAGTCTTGACCCTCCAGGATACTAAGGATGCACCTCTGTAAGTAAAGCCCAGACTCTCCACGAACAGGAACCACAAAGTGAATTTTTTTATCGTCCACTGTCACCTGCCTCATTTTTATCTAGAAAACTTTTGATTTGGTCTTTCTGAGTTTTAGGACTCGTTTTTTTCGTTCGCTCTGTATTTGTAGGTTTTTCTTCGGTCTTTTTTTCAACTCGTTTATTCACATAAACTTGAAAATTTAAATTGCTCTTAAAGTAAATATCAAATACGCCCTCACCGCTCTGAGATTCAGAATGTTTGAAAGCAAATTCATCAACGACACTCTTTGGAATCTTTGGTTCAAATCGTATGATTTTGTACTTGCTGTTTATTTGATCTTTAAGCTGGGCATATTTGGCCGTGTCTGCGAATCGCCATCCTTCTATCTTAAAGATTTCTTTTTTCTTTTTTCCCTGGATTTCATCATGAATCTTACTCATGTCTTCTTTTGTGAACCCGTATTCGTAAAAGTACTTATCCATGTATTTGCCATACTTTTTGCAAAGACCTTCTTTTACGAGTTTGACTGATAAATTTGACATGCGATCTCCTTTTTTAAAATGAGTGACGCCATTCCTAGGCGTCACTCATAAAAATAAATTATTTGAAAACTCTAATATTCCCATTGTTCATTTCGATAGCCTTCGCTCCTTTTCTAGAAGCAATAGCTGCCAAAATGATTTTATTGATAGTCAATCCGGAAATTTCATCGATCTCGTTCTTTAAATCAGACAGGTCCGATTCTAACTTCTTCTTTTTTAAGATCAACTCATTCTTCTTCAGACTATCCTCAGTATAAACCAAGTCCTCAAACATGACTTTTTTACCATCAATTTCGACATGGCCTATTTTCTCTTTTCCTTGTTTGTCTTTAGCAATTTTAAAACTCATAATATTCTCCTTACAAAGTAGGGCGAGGGTGGAGGCCAAAACCATTACACACTTCCTCGCCCTATGTTGTAATTAAGTACCTGAAGTGGCCACTCTATCAGTTGTAGCAATTACACACGCAGCACTCTTATTAAGAATTGCAGCTGCCATAACCATTTTACCACCCACTGTGGAAAACAGATCCACCGGTTGATCAGTACTATGTGGTCCAGGTCTCTTCACGAAAATCTCGAAACCTTGATCGTTACCCATTTGAGGAGTCAATCGAGTCACACCAAACGCTCTCGTGTTTCCACCCTTCCCGATTAAGAAAGAATAGTTCATCGCACCAGATGCAGTCGTTAAAGGTGCAGCCGAGTAAACATATCGCAGGGACATGTTCGAAGTCACAACTCGTGCTCCAAAAATATGCCCAACTTCACCACGGAACATCTTCTCGACATGGTTGTACTTATTCCATGTTGCCCATTTTGGATCTTGCATAATCACATCCGCAACCCAAGTGTGGCAATAAAGCACAAACAAATCTCCGTCCAACCCTTCAGCGTTTCTTGACTTCAAGTAGGATACGCCATGACGGATCTGATTCACTGTCATTGCGGAACCTGCAATATTCGCCGCTAACTCCGCGCCTGAAGATGAAAGTCGCTGTTTGTTATGTAGGATTGGATAAGGGGAATAAAAATGATGCGTCCGTTGTGAACTGATGGTCGTAAACATACCATCCGTGTCAACATTGGTCGTGTCAGTGTTGTACCCTAGATTATTGATTGAAGAACGCTTCGCGTTTCCCAATCTCCCGATGACGTTCTGTCGAAGGTAATCTTCAACAGTTTTCGCCAACTGATCCGAGATGACTCCAACGGCACCTTTAACATTCTTGTCAATCATTGTGTCTATGACAAGTGTTGAAAGTTTCGCGTAGCCATGTCTCAAAATCAACGTGGCGTTGATTTTGTAGGACGATAGGTAAACTTGATTCTGAGTCAACTCAGAACCGTTCGCCATTATTGGTTTGTTCGGTCTCCAACCCGTCCACTCAGCTTGAGTTCCTTCGTTAGCAGGAATATCCGCTGCTTCTCCGAACTGGACGAGTCGTGTCTTTGGTTCTAGTCGGTCAATCATCAAGCGATTATAATAAATCTTAATCGCCGGTGTGATCGCCGCATCTGTTGTTTTTTGATCTGCCATTCTCTACTCCATTTTTTTGATCACAACACGCCTTTGTTTATCGCTCTTTCTAGATCCTTGAGAGATGAAGTCATTGGGTTAACTTTCCCGCTTCCTGACTTACTGGACACACCCGGTTTTTGTCTTGGAGTTGATGCAGCTTTCTTTTTCAACTCAGTTCGTTTCTCCTGAACCTTGCTGTCTTTTTTATTCTGCGCTCTCTGCTTATGGAGAGCCTCCAATCCTTTGACCATGAGATAAGCCGCTTCTAAATTCTCGACCTCAGAGGCATTGTTACCTTGCTGATTTCGACCCATGTTAAAATTGGGATACCGTTCAAGCACCTTCTTAACAGAGGATTCTATCCGTGTGAAATCTGGATTTCCTCTCGCTGTTTCAAAAGCCTGATCGGTACGGATGGCTTTCATTTCCACCACATTCTTCTCACGATCTTTCTGGATGATTTTGTCAGCGTACTTTCTAACGTACTCCAACGGTCCAATCTTCCCCATTTCAACAATTTGTTCATCTACTGAGGGAAACACTTCTTCTGGTTCTGGTCTAGCAATCGACTCAGGGGTGTCATTAGGTTTATTTCGTTGAACAACTAGACTCTTTATAATGTCCAGCAGTTCTCGATTAGTTTCAGTTTTTTGTCGAGGTTCTGGTTCAGAATCCGTTTCAACTGGCTCCTTCTCTTCGTCCTCTTCCCCTGGGTCCACATTTACGGAATCGTCTGAATTATCTTCAGGGGCATCTTCTGGATCATCCGTATTGGGTTTTTTAATATCTTCTGGAGATTCTTCAATCGGTTGTTGTTCTTCAGGATCTCCTAAGGAAACTCCTTGAATCAACTTCTCCATATCATCTGATGACATTTCAGGTGTGAGTTGACTCAGTAGAGTTTCTCCCTCACCATCTAATTGTGCTAACGGTTCTGGCATAGTACCTCCTATGCTTTTATTTTTTCCTTGAGTTCATCTGTCATTTTTTCTTTGCTCAGATTACCCTTACCTTGTTTCAATTCTCTTATCTTAAATATCGATTCGATCTCTTTTATGGCTCCGCCCGCTATGAGGTTTTTTAACTGAATAAGATGTATCACAGCCTCCCTAGCTCCTTCAGCCGGTATTTCAGAATCCTTTATCGTCTCTGTGATTCTTATTTCAATTTCATTGAGAAAAAAACTAACCAGAATGTTGTTCCTCTTTAATTCAGACAGTGCCGCCTTCAGGTTGGATAAATGGTCAGACCCAGTCGTGGTGAGGTTCAGATATATTTCTTTTCTCATTTTATTGGGCCCAACGCTCCTTCAGCTTTACGGTCAATTTCTGTTTTGGTCTCAGGATTCGTAGGATGGGTGTCCGCCCCAGGTGGAACCTGTCCCGTTGCTTGAGCCAATGGGTCCTTTTTCGGATCATAATGAAACTTCTCTGGGAACTCAAACTGGTTTGCTTCTAGCAATTTGTCCCCTAGCTTTTGCATGTCATACAGTGTACTTCCTCCAGGTCCTTTTACTTGCGACAATACTTGAATTAAATTCTGTATGGAAAGCTGCTCGAATTCTCTAGATGCCGACACAGAATCCGCCCGAATTTCAATGTCATAAAAGCCTTGAATGTCCTCGTTGAGCACATCTTCAAATTTAAATTCTTCCTCTATATCTGTAATCTTGGGTATCTCGGTTTTATCCAGGAACAGTTGAGATTCCATTAGAATCATTTCAAACATATCCTTAAGGAATGTTTCTTGAGAAACTTGCGAATACGAATCAATCCTTCGGCTCGTCTCACGCAAAATGTTTGCTAAACCATGCGCAGTCTGGTTGTTCACAATGTTGCCTTGCCCTCCCAATGTGAAATCATTTATTCCAAGTGACTTTTGGATGAAGCCCTCAACAAACTGAACCATTGCAATCATGGATGGTTTGATGTCTGGCAAATTCAAAACCTTGAATCCTTCAGGATTGTCCGTTGGCCAGTTTTGTGCTGGACCGAATATGGCGTGCTCTGGGTCCCAATCTCCGTCAAGGGGTGTTATAATTGGAGGTGAAGTGGTCCAATCTTGGTGATTGAGAATATTATTCACTAAATGATTCAACAACGCATTTTGTGAGTCGAGCAGTTCTCCTATTCCAATTCCGTAGAAACGGTGAGGCATTGTTATGAATCGGTCAGCCAGTAGAGGCCTGAATGTCTTCCCTCTAATTTTGAATGGAGTCCTTGCCATCCGCAAAACGAAAGTCTTACCCGCTATAATCGTAATGGTTTCTTCCTCGTAACCTTTTCCTAAATCGTGCCTGCCATAACAGATCCAGATCCGAATTCCTCTAGCAACGTTTTTATTCGAAAACAAACCATCCAGAGCGTCCCTTGCGTCCTGGGATTTATTTGAATCTTCATGATGATTGTTTTTCTCAAATTCAATGGTACGCTCACTATCGGATATGGAATCTTTCAACTTTTTGACTTGTTCTGAGTCATACTTGTTGTCACGCACTTTATGCATGATCTCGTCCATCGTTTCACTCGTCTCAATAATACTGTATGCGTGTTTCTGAATGTCAGTTCCACCGGACGGGTCGGTCTTAAACCCAAAAATGTCAAGAACTTCAAGTTCTGGTTGATCCTTAATCATCTGATCTACTTCCAGCGCCTTAACCTCATAATCCTCAAAAGACTCTAAGATTGGCTCGATCTCTACTTGAGAAAAGTCTTTCGGTGCTGGTGCTTCGCCTTCTACTTGAGATTCCTCTAAACTTTCTCTCACCCAATCATCAACGCTCTTGTCAAAAAGATATTTCCCCTCTAGGTCATCCTTCACAATGTCAATTTCCCATGGCATTGAACAAATCACAGTCCCATAAATGTTTTTTTGCCTTCGGGTGTCATTGAGCTTCACAAAGCCGCGCATCTTTTTTTCAAACATGTAACGCAAATAAAGTTCAACAGTCTTCGCCTTCTGGTCGTCATCCCTACCAGTTGGCAACACCGTTACAAGGTGATGGGCTCCGCGTAACGTTCCCATTTCTCTGGTGGTGTAATTTTCGACGTTGATGTTCGTCGCTGGCATAAAATATTCGTTGGCTTCGTCCCAAGGCTTAACAGCCCTGGTTGAAATTCCTCTATAATTCGCTAGGTAGGTGAGGAATGAATCCTCGTAATTTGAACGGAAATGATTTTCTGATTCAGTGTAGGCGGTCTGATAATATTTTAGAATGTCAGGTATTTGAGATCTCTTGAGGACTATAGGCTTATCACCGTAAAGCCTAAATGAACGTTCACTCTGGAATGTATTCGTCATTTCTTACCTTTTAAGTTAACTATAGGTTAACTTTCGACATATAGTTAACAGTTGTCAACCTTTTTTTTATAGTGTACCATGTAAAATAATGAAAATGAAACGTGAACAGTTATTCACCATCCTAGCGGATGAGTACGCAAAGTGTTACAAAGACCCGTTTTACTTCATACAAACGTATTGTAAACTCAAGGACCAGAGAACTGGACAGGCCATCCCTTTCACAATGTGGCCTTGTCAAGTTGAGCAGGTTGAACTTTGGGTTAACAACAAATTCTGTATTACACTCAAAACGAGACAAATCGGAATCTCATGGTTGTCCGCTGCAATTCTACTTTGGTGGTCCATTTTCAGAAAATACCACAAGTCAATGATTATTTCCAAAAAAGAAGACGACGCCGCTGTCTACCTTGACAAAGTAAAATTCATGTACAACAACCTTCCTCAAGAATGGAAAACCTACATCTGTCCACTTGCTCGAGAGCCCACAAAACTCAACATGGAATTCGCTCAGAGTGGTTCCGAAATCTTGGCTGAATCCTCAAACCCAGAGGCGGGTCGATCACACACCCTAAACGTAATCGTCCTGGACGAGGCAGCATTCATACCTGATGCCGGTTCTATATGGACCGCAGCACGTCCGGCTCTCATCACAACCAAGGGCAAGGCCATCTTCATTTCGACAGCCAATGGTTATGAGAATTTCTTCCGGCCAATCTACATGGGAGCCAAAGACAACATCAATGGATTCAAGGCGAAGTTCATCGCGTGGGACGGAGATCCAGTGCGCGATCAGGCGTGGTACGAACGAGAGAAACAATATTACAATTCCCTTGGCAAGCAACGTGAGTTTCGTCAAGAATTCCCAAAGAACGATATCGAAGCTTTCATTGTTTCGGGGCTCACTTTTTATGACCCAGACCTCATTCAAAAATACATCGACAAACCAAAAGACCCACTCCAAGCGCGTGGGAACCTCAAATGCGTACCAGCTGCGGTCGGTCAATCACCTTACAGACTCGAATGGCATAGCGATGGTTATCTTAAAGTTTGGCAGGAACCGCAAACTGGCGTAAAATATTGTGGTGGCATCGATGTCGCGGAGGGTGTAGCCGATGGGGATTTCTCCATTGCGGCATTTTACGACAGGGAAACCCGGAAGCAAGTTGCGGAATACGCCGCTAGGGTTGATACCGATACCTTCGCTAAGGACGTTTATCTCATCGGGAAATGGTACAACACGGCACTCCTCAATGTGGAAATCAATTCCGTTGGGGAATCTATGATGAATTACCTCTCCAAACAAAAACACTACCCCTCCTTATA